TACCCTGGAAAGTCAATGTCAAAAAAATCTTCGCTCATTTTTTACCACCTTTAAACAATTTCTCTTTTATATATTTTTTTTGTTCTTCAGAGAGAATTGTGAGTGCTTGGCGAGCCTTGTCATTGCTGTAACCATAATACTCTTTCACCATCTCCACTTCGGCATCGTCCTCGATTTTGATCCATTTGTCAAAACGTTTTCTAGCGCGAATAGTATTTATAAGATACATGTTTTGCATGCTCTTATCGAGATGGGGACGGCAGTTCATTTCATTTGCAGGGTGGACAGTATCAATACTGAATGTCAGCCCACGATTAATGATCCAAGGATTGTATTGTTTCTCAGACCAGTCATCAACAATCAGATTCTTCTTTTCGTAGTTTATATCTTTAATAAAATCGAAGGGAGATATACCCTTCTTCTTTTCAATATAATCTTCTGCCCGATAGTCTACTGTTGGTTCACCAAGTCCCTCGAGCACATTACTTTGATTTGTCATAAATTATATCCATAATCTGAGAAAGTTTTGAACAAGCAGCATTACACATAATGTTATTCGCAGAGGGATATTCTCTAAATGGTTGCCCAGCAAGTATATCAACCAAACTGTTATTGTGTAAGTTGTTGTTTTCTATGTTATAACTATCATTATGATGAAGATCAGATCCAATAAAGCAACAAGGCCATACATTACCAGAGACATCCACATATATCTCCAATCCAGAATCACGTTGCGAAAAACACTCAACGACCATGGAACGTATACTTTTCTGATTGTTGAATGATATATTCTAATTCCCCGTTTTTATCTAGCATACGCATAGGACGTCGCCCCATAAATCCCATAGGAGTTTTAAAATGTAGTTTTGTTATGCCAAATTGGTGAGCTAGTTCTTTAACAGCATCCAGTTGGTGTTCATTGTGTTTAAACACCAGAAAATCCCATTCTGCCATAGCACCCGTAGAACAATATGTTTCCATAGCGTTCATAACATTCTTCCATTTTACGTTTCGCCTATAAAGATGATTTGTGTCTTCTAGTCCATCAACAGAAAATATAACTGTTCTATTTAGTTGGTGAGAGAACAATGACCCAAGCGCATTCCAAAAATTGGTATCTTTAACACCAGCATTGGTATTTAAACGGATGCCTGCCATGTCATTATTAGATAGGATATATTCCAAAATTGGAAGTAGATCGGGGTTGGTTATGGGATCTCCATAACTTCCACATAGAATCCAAGTTCTTACGTTTGCACAAAAATCCTCAGGAAAAAACTGTTTGAAATTCTCAAATGTGATATATGTTTGCTTCAATCCAGGAACTATCTTCCTGCTACCAATACCAACGAATCGTTTGCACTGTCCACAGGATGCATTACAAAGACTAGATAGTTCTACATGCATTGTGGTAATATTGTTGTATTCCCACATTCACTTCCACTCCATCCCTGCCATGATTTCAGCAAGGCAAGCAACCAGATTGATCTCAGGATTAGCAGCAAACGCTGCCTTATACTGATAATCTGCAAGCAGCAGAACCAACTGCGAAGGATACTTTACTTCATCAAGAATGGTATCATAGATCTTACGGAAGATAAGATTTGGGTCATTGTCAATGTTATCGACTACCCAGTTACGCATCTTCTTGAAGTCCTTACTCTTCAAGGAAGTAACCAGTTCCTTCATGTTGACTTCCTGAACGTTGACGAGGATACCTTCATCAATAGTTCCAGAGACACTGTACCGCTGCAGTTCGTTTAGGACACGGCGATAGTCAGGAAAATGCTTCTTGAGAACTTCAGCAACAACCTTCTCATCGAATGCAACATTCTCAGTAGCAAGGATGTCAGAGAGACGCTTCATGAAACGACCTGCCATCTTAGGACGGTCTGCCTTTGTCAACTTAAATTCGATGACAGCAGTCCGACTGTGAAGAGGAGCAATGATTCGGTTCTTAAAGTTACATGTGAAGATAAACCGACAGTTGTTTGCAAATTCTTCAATGAATGCACGCAACGCTGGTTGGGTAGAGTTTGGGTTTAGATAGTCTGCCTCATCAAGGATAACTACCTTGGTCTTGCCACCAAAGGAAACAGAGGAGGCGAACTCCCGAATCTTAGTGCGGAGAACATCAATACCTGATTCTTCAGAACCGTTGATGATAATGTAGTCACATTCAAGTTCTTCGCAGATCGCTCGAGCAATGGTAGTCTTACCTACACCCGCTGAACCACAGAGAAGCATGTTGGGAATTTCACCAGTCGCAACGAACTCGCGAAATGTTTTTAGTTGATCATCGGGGAGAATACAATCATCAAGTTTGCGAGGACGATACTTTTCAACCCAAAGGAACTGTTCTTTTGATGCGTTCATTTTTCACTTCTTCCATTATGTTATACTCAGGAGTCCATCCCAAGTTTCTCAATTGTGAATTGTCAGCATGTGTGACAATTCGTTCACCAGTTACTTCACGAATAGGAACATCACGGTATCCAAATTCACGAGCAACATCAATCACAGAGACAGGATTACCCGTCCCAATATCCATCTTACCCTGAATACGGGTATCTGTCAATATAATTTTTATCGCTGAAACAACATCTTCAACATGAGTCCAGTCACGTTTATGATCAGTAAGATACTCAACTTTATTATTCAGCATCATATCGTAGAACATATCGGGACGGGAGTCAGGTCCATAGACAGTGTGAAAGCGCATTCCTACTGAATATTTTGGAGCAATTTCTTCCATTGCCTTCTTGCTAGTAGCATATGGATTCTGCCACCACTCATATATTGAAGAAGAGGAAGCATAGACACACCGAAGATTGAGACGATCGCATTCAGAGAAGACTTGCATCGATCCCTTAACGTTTACGTCCCAATATTCATCAGGGTCTAACCAACTCTTACGCACACCTGCTAGTGCGGCAAGATGCAGGACTGCTCCGTAATACTCAGAGATTTTAAAATCTCGAATATCTCCCTCGTACGGAATCATCTCGAAGGAGTCGGACAGAATGCGTAAAGCATTCCGTCCGATAAAACCTTCCCACCCAGTAATTAATACCTTCATGAGTTCTGACGCAACCAGTCAAGAATATTTTCTGGTGAAGTGACACCATAAGGATCATCGGCACAGTTGTCCTCGACAGCATCACCTTCAATAAACCACTTTTCAATCTGACCGTTGTTCACAACACAAGCATAACGCCACGAACGAACACCGAATCCAAGATTGTCCTTGTGAACATCCATCTTCATTGCTTCGGTAAACTTACACGAACCATCAGGAATCATCTTGACCTTCTTAATCTTCTGATCTTTTGCCCAGCAATTCATAACGAAGGCATCATTGACGGAAACACAGTAGATGTCCTTGATACCCAGTGCCTTAAACTCAGCAAACTTCTGTTCGAATCCAGGCAACTGGTAGGTCGAACATGTTGGAGTGAATGCACCAGGAAGAGAGAACAGAACTACACGCTTACCAGCAAAGTAATCATATGTTGTCTTATCTTCCCAACGGAATGGGTTTGGACCTTCAATCGAGTCATCACGAACACGGGTCTTGAAGACTACGGCAGGAACAATCTCAGGTAGTTCCTGATCACTGGTTTGATCATCCCACTTACTCTTAAATTTAAACTTCTCTGCCATAGTTTATTCCACCCCAGATACAATGATGTCAATGTCATTCAGACGCAGAAACTTATTAAACTGACGAACAACTTCTTCTGGATTACTCAGATCTAAATCAAAATCCATACTCGTCGAGCGATTTAGATGTTCGTCATCGTTATTATATGGTACGCGAGCGCTGAAACTAATTTCTAGTTTGTTCATTTCAATCTCCAATTAAACTACTGACGATGGTTCCATTGCCAACCAATACTCAAGGTTTTTGGTTGCATGCTTAAAGTGCATTGCTTTCTTGCGACCAAGAGCAACAGTGTAATCATCTGTAATGACCTTCAGATTCTCAACCTTGAGTCGACAATCAAAGTCACCAACATCAGTTGTAGTCAATTCCTTACGATACGCATTCGCACGTGGATTGCTTGGGTCGCTGACACTCAATGTCACCTTACCATCCTTAGAGACAATACTCATTGTCGGAGCAGAGAGAACGTTCGCTGCCTTCTGCACCATGCTGATATCAGCAGCAGTCAGTGTGAAGTCGAAGAATGGATCAATCTCGAGAGTCTTGTCTGGAGCAGCAGTAACTACACTGGGATCAGCATAACCATACTCAAACTCAGACTTACCTTCACGAAGGAACATACCTGTTTCTTCAAAGTCAATCTCAGGATTTTCCCAGAGACTCAGCAACGCAAGGAAGTTGTTCAAGTCATAGACCGCAAACTCGCGGTCAAAAGTTTCTGAGACTGTTGCGCGAGAGAGGATATTCTTACCTGCACTGACAGTGGAAAGAACATTACCCTGACGAACAAGGATGTTGGTATTAATACTTGCAAAATTCTTCAGAAGTGCAAGGGTATCGGATGAAATCTTCATAATAT